AATTGTTGATAAAGATGGAAATGCCATAGGAACAGCTGGTTAATATGGCAAGTGTTTTCGATAAACTTCAACAGAATGTGAAATCTATAATTCCTTATATTTCACAAGTTGGTGGACAAGTAAATTTCAGTTACACTTCTGATAACTCTGAAGTGTTCGGTTCCACAACTGGTGCAAAAACAGCAGCAAAACCATTCATAATCGGTTTTCTTCCTCCCGATCTAAATTTATTGAATTTTGTTCCTACAGAAAGTCCTACAACAAAATTCACTCCGGCTGCAGAAAAAAGCGTTGTTCCTCAAGGATTAGAACTATCGAAACTATTGATAGACGGTTTAGATCCGGCTCTTCAACCATTGGCTATAGAACTCTTTTATAAAGCAGCAGAACGAGGATATCAAATAGTTATTTCTGACGGAACTCGCTCTTTAAAAGCACAAGAAGAAATATATAATAAAGGTAGAGACACTTCAGGCCCGACTGTAACTGATGCTAAGCCAGGCAATAGTTTTCATAACTATGGCCTGGCTTTTGATATTGCATTTTTACCTATTATAGAAAGAAATGGTGTTCCAAGCTACACTTATCCTGATCCTGATACTTTTGCAGCCGTTGGTTCTATCGGTAGTGATATAGGATTACAGTATGGTGTAATGATAACTAATTCAGTAACTGGTAAAAAACAAGTAGATGCTACTCATTTTGAATACCACCCAGGTTTAACTCTTCAACAAGTAAAAAATGGTAAACGTCCTAGTCCTCAAAATGCTCCGTCTAAAACAACAGCCTCAAGACCTGATGTTTCTAGTGTCATAGCTCGGTTTGGCGTCGGTCTCACAACCGAGAATGCTTCAGATCCAAATATTAATTTTGGAAGAAATCTAAGAGAATCAGACAAACGGAAACCGGTTGTTGATGCTCAAATTCAAGCGCTTAGAAGACAACTTGAACTTTTTCAAGCTATCCCCCCTCTCGCTCTTCTTTTAAATCCAAGAGAATTCACTAAAAATTATGAAAAGTCAGTTGATGATGGGAATAAAGGAAGACAAAAAAATATTGTTCACCTTTGGTTAGAAAAACCTTTATCGATTTCAGGGAAAGGTGTTACAGCAGCTCAATACGTTTTAAATATTGATGGGTCTGGTGGTCTTAATCATCATAATAGAATTCATAGTATAAGTTATCAAAATTTGATGTCGTTAGTTCTTACATATAGAAATAATGGTATAGCTTTTACAGGGTCTGAGAGTTCTGATTATAATCAAGGTATTCCCTCGATTCCGATGAGTCTTTTCATTTATTATGATCAACACATGTATATAGGTTCTTTTGACAGTTTTGAAATTACTGATAGTGGAGATAAACCACACAATTTAGAATACTCATTTAAATTTACTACTCGTTACGATTTTCCAGTTTTGTCTGATAATGGAACAAGCAATACTCCAGATGTCGTTCAATCTATTCCTGATCCGTTGCCTAAAGATCAAGTTGCATTCAATACTATAATGAATTCCAATGGTGGAGCTGGAAGTGGTCGATCTAGTGTTGATCTTCAAATTGAACTCAATCAAGCAGCTGAATTAGATGCAATTGACCCGATACGTGACCAAATAAATTTCGTATCAAGAGTTAGTGCAATTCAATCTCGAGTTGGTGACTCATTCGATAATCCTCTTCCTAGTGCTGGGGTCGAAGCACCGAATAAAACAGTTGTGGTTGCTCCTTCTAAATCTGGAGGAAAACCAAGAGCTACATCAAATAAATCTATTCCTTCAAGTCCATCAAGTCCATCCAATGCATCAAATGCATCTAATCAAGCAGCATCTGAAGCAGCAGAAAATGAATCTCGAAGACGAGCCGGTCTTCCTCCTGGATAAACATCATGCCTAGAGTTTCAGCATTTAAAGGAAATTTCACCCCAAACGCACGTCCATTCGTGACGTTGGCCCCTGACGCATTTGTTGCTATTCAAGGCGAGACTACAGTTATCGGTTGCGGTGAATGTCGTCGCGAAATTAACATTAATCAATATTTGACAAGTCTTTCAACAGAAGCTTCTGTTGATTCTCCTCCCGGCAGTGCTACAATAAATCTTTCTATTCCTGACACTGATTTCAATAATTTTTATGTTAATGATCAATTCCTCATTGTTCCAATGATGGAAATTGAAATATACGCGAAAGGTTATTATGTGGTTGGTGGATTTCCTCAGTATTATAGAATTTTTTGGGGTTTAGTTAGTACGGTCACTAAATCTTGGTCTAATGGAACCACATCAATAAGTATTTCGTGCAGGGACATACTTCGTTGGTGGGAACTTACTCAAACAAATATAAATGCTGCATGGATGAATCCGTTTGGTTCTTCAACTGGAGCAATGGCTTTTTGGGGGAATCAATTTGCAGGAGCAAATCCGACTACTGTTATTATTACTTTAGCCCGTGATGCGATGGGTGATTTTTCTCATCAAACCGGATCTTTTCAACAGTTTTTACCTGAACAAGGGGCTGAAGGAGGGGTTATTGCTAGTTATGCCAGAGATATTATGGCTTATTGGCAATTAAAGTTCTCAAACATTTGGAATAATTTGGTCATATATGGAACTTCAGGACAAGCCTATACCTTTTCCGCTCCTTCTTCTCAAGTTTCTCCTTTAGAGGTTTCAAAGAAAATATTTGAAGAAGAAGCTCAAATACTTCATTTTAATAAAGCAACTGAGCAATTTAAGATTCAACCTAGCGAAATAGCTGTAGCGAAATATGATATAGATAAAGCCCCTGATTTCAAATTATTTGAAGCAGAGCAAAGAAGTAAACTTTCCATAGCTACTGACGCTCGAGATCAAGCCTGCTATGAATTTTATTGTGATACAACAGGTGATATTGTTTTTAAACCTCCTTTTTATAATTTAAACGTTATTCCAAATAAACCTGTCTCTTGGATAAATGATTTTGAAATAATTGATGACAGTGTTACTGATTCTGAAGCTGAAGTTTTTACTCATATATCATCAAGTGGAAATGCCTTTGGCGGTTTGATGGACGCTGGGTTAAGTGACGAAATAACAACACAAAGAACTGGAGCTATTGATTATCATTTACTTCGTCGTTATGGGTGGAGAAGACTTGATTATCAAGTTGAATGGGCTGCTAACGCTAAAAAGTTATACTTCCATTTACTTGACTATTTAGATCGTATAAATGCAAAACGTCAGAATGGAAGTATAACTATTCCGATGCGCCCGGAACTTCGTATGGGTTTTCCTGTTTGGATCCCAAAGTATGATTCTTTTTTTTATGTTCAAGCAATTTCCCATAATTTTTCAATAGGTGGGCAAGCTACAACTAATGTTAGTCTTACAGCCAAAAGAAGTAAATTCGTAGCTCCTAAAAATATAGGAAAAATTACTAGAAATAAAGATAGAACAGAAACTGTTCAAGATAAGCAATTTGATAAACAAGGAAAAGTTATAAAGACTACTCCTAGACAAATTAAAGTAAACTCTTATAAAATTGAATTTCCTGACAGTGCAGGAAAATCTTCAGGAGCCATAAATGATCCGGACCCTCAAAAATCTAAATTTAGTGAAGGAGCAGTTATTCGTGATCCGAATACTGGAAAAATTTTAGGTTTTCCGAATGTCGTCATGACTTTTCGTTCTGCTTTAAATGGAGAAAAACTCGCCAACATATCATTAGAAGCTGGAAAATCTACTGCAATGGATCCGAAAAGACAAGCAACGAAATCTCCAGAAGGTTCTAACTTCAATTATAATAGGGACATTAAAGGAACTCTAAGTGAAGTTCAATTTGCTGATAAACAAACAATAATAAATCGTCTTCGGTCTCATCGATATGAAGCTGCTATGAGTAATATTGGAGCTTATGATTATGCTTGGGATGAAAAAGGAGATTTCAAAGAAATAACGATAGTTCCGACAGATTCAATTAATTGGGGGCCAGGAACTAAAGATCCTGATGATGATCAAGGTGCTATTACAATAGATAATGCTAAGGAACGACAAAAAGCAATTGAAAAAGACACTAAAGAAGTTGAAAAAAGATTTATTGTAGCTCAAATAATATTCAATGAAGCGAATAAAATTTTGAAAGCAGCACAGACAAAAGTAAGGAATGATCAATCTGCAGAAGCTTCTCAAGCGTTGATATTGGCCCAAAATGCTTCTCAAGAGTCATCAAATGATTTAGATAGTATAAAAAAAGAACTCGCTTCTACTAAAGAGGGTCTTGGGAAAATAAAAAAACTTCCTAAACTTAGTATTATGGTTCGTCCAGTTTCTGATGAATTTGGATTTGAAGTTATAGGTCATAATAGATATGGTCGGGGAGCTTTCATAGATCTAGGGAAAATTCAAGTTAAAAGTAGTGATACTGGGAAAATAGCGAATCAACTTGGGATCCAGTTTGCTCAAACTGGAGGATTTTTATCAAGTTCCATAGGGGTTACTGCTGGTGTTCAAGGACCTGGTTTACAATCTCTTTCTGAAACTTATGATAGGATGGCTCCTGAAGATTATCAAACTGGAGCTTCATTTTCTGGAATGATACCTGGGGATAAAGATACCGCTGCAGAAATAAATATCACAAGTCAAGAAACATATGCTCAGAATATTAGACAATCTAAAGGGAAACAAGTTTTTGTCGAAGCAGACGCGACTCGTCGTGCCTTGACTTTAGCAGAATTAAGTCCAACTTTAACTTTTGGAGCTCTTTCTGATTCTATAGTTGAATGTAAATGTATGCTTGGAAAAACGAATTGGCTTTCTATTTTACCTAAAAAAACTTTAGAAAGAATAATAAGAGGCAGTAATCCTGAAGTTACTGGAAAAGCTTCTAGTATAAATAAAACTGAAGGTGACGCTGCCGCTGCCGCTGATATCCTAGAAAACTCTAACGTAAAATCTGGAATTAATATAGATTCTGGTTTAGATTCAAATGAATTTAATACAGAATTTTCTTTTCAAGATCCTGGCGGATTTTTCAGGATTTTAAATGATTACTTGATAAATGATGTTATCGTCCCTAATTATGAAATTAATGCAAGAAGAGAAAAACGCGATATTCAAGGAGAAAGAGAAGTTTTTGCTCCTCCAAAGGATACGACAAACAACATATTACCTGATCCGGGGAATTCTCTTTTCTCAAGAGCAGCATTGGGTGATCCCGATGCTATAAAAACTCTCCAAAATAATGTTAATTTTAATTTTGGTTTAACAGAAAAAGGTCTTAAAGAATTTAAGAGCGGGATTGAAACTTCTAAAGCTAAACTCAGTGAATCTTTAGCTAATTTAACAGAAGGAAATACAAAGTCTATTTTTTCGGCTACAACCAGTTCTCCATCTAAACAAGCTCTCAAAGATGCTCAAGATCAGCTTTCTGGGGCAAATAATCAACTCAACAGGGCGAATAAATTATTAGCGGCTAACCCAAATTCTGCTCGTGCTCGTAACGCAGTTAATGAAGCTAGAAATAATGTTTCTTCGGTTCAAACTCAAGTTAATATTTTACAGAACTCTGTTAATACTGGAGTATCCCCTCCTCAATTCCAACCGACTTCTAACCCACCAATGATTGGGGATATTCTAAATTCAACCAAATTCAGTGCGGCTTCCGGGGATGTTTTTATTCCCCCTTCGGCCGGTCAAGAATAATCATTGATATTCCGTCCTGACTCTTCATAAAAACGCCTTGGGAATAATATTAACGGCCTGTTATTAGTTTGATAAATTTCGGATCGCATTTCTTCGGATCTAAAATATAAAGCAAGACACTTTCGACCACCCTATTCGATGGAATGGTTATTATCATGGTTTCCATATTTCCATTTTGAGTGTTTAACATATGCTTTATGTTTTTAACTAAACAATTTAAAACTACTGTATATATCTTTTCTTCTTTATCAATATTGCAATCTGTTGATTTCAAATTTGAAATATAAGATATTAATTTTTCATCGGATATTGGAAATTCTAAGTATACCCCGTGTCCTTCCCGGATTAAAGATTGGTCTTTAATCTCCCATCTAGCTTTATCTATTATTGTTCCGCCTATAGTAGTCGTTTGAATTATAGAAGGCACGATTCACGTTACCAAAATCGTATGGTATTGATGTGACTGTAAACCGTCCTAGAATTACTGGTCCTCTTGGTGGAGCTCGCCAAGATGCCGAAGGTACTAAAGAGTCTAAATCATATTTGGGGGCTGGTCGAATAATTCATGTCGATACTTCGACCATGGTATGTTCAGTTAGAGGTGAAACTGGAACATGGGAAAGGAATGATGTTCTTCTTCCCGCTCCTGCCGGATCCAGTCCAAGATCTTGGGCTGGATTAATTCCTGAAGTTGGAACGAGAGTACTTGTTGGTTGGTCTAAATTTACTTCAGGAGGGTTTGTCCCTCAAATTGTTCAGTTTCTAACTTCCGGTTCTTATTTAAGTAAAGATTATATTCCATTTCAAACAACTTCTCCTGAACAAGCAGAACTTGCTTTAGAAGCTGATCCGACTCTTGAGGATGACCCATCCATAAATTTGAAGCCAATTCGTCTTAAATCTCCAAGAGGATACTCTGGAGATTGGATGGTTTCATCTTCTAGCGGCGCAGACTCTGTAATGGATCGTGACGTTTGGTTTGTTAACCGAGCTGGAAACGAAATAAGACTCCGAGACTCAGATCAAACGTATATTCTTCAAACAATAAATGAATTCACGTCTAATGCGGCCGGATATTATAGAAGAGGTTTAATTAAAAGAAATGCATTTAATTTTTTTCCGGACATACCTGTTGACGAAAGTGGAAATGTAAAAAAAGATAGTCCAGCTTTTTCTAAAATGTTAGAACTTGGACTAATTAATGAAAATGGGACTAAGATATTAATTGATAATCCGGATAGCCCATTTTATCCATATGATGTTCTTCCTGACGGACAAAGAGTAAGTTTCGTAGTCCATGATGAAAGAAATAAAAGATTTTCAGAAACTGATGAATGCTATATAGAAGACCGTGTTGAGCTTCGCCATACTTCTCGTGGGATTATGGAGGTAACCGCAGAGGGGGACGGGGTTCAAATAGAAGATTTCTCTGCTTTTATCGAAGATGTTAAAGGGACAGTTGTCGGAAATGATCCGAAATTCCCAAATGAATACAAACAAGTGCTTACAATGCAATTGTTTGATGATGCGGAACCTGGATACACGACTGGAATTATTCCAAAGTATTCAACCGCAGATACTTTAGAAAAGAATACTAATGACACTGACACTCGAGCGCTTGCAAAACTTTTTACAATTCAATGCCCAGTAAATTCAAATAAATATACGTTCGGAGTTTCAAAAGAAGGTCGTGTTTTTCTTCATGTCCCAGCTAGCAGTGGAAAAATTTCTCCTGAAGACAAAGGGAAATCAA